GACCTCAAGCTCCTGAGCGGTGACAAAGTCAAGACCGCTCCCCGATGGCGCTGGGGCGTCTCGAACATGGACGACTGCCGCGAGGCAATCCTATTTGTGGCTCCCTTCCTTTCACCCCAGAAGACCCGCCAGTGCGCGGACAAGCTCGCCCGCATCGAGAGGAACCCACTGTGGAGAAAGAGGAACCCGGAGAAAGCCGAGAAGTTGGACGCGGAGGCATCGAGTGCCCCGAGTGTGGCGAAGACGACAGCGCCATAGTCCGATATTCGTCCGGCTGGGCTCGCTGCTTCCGCTGTGACGAAAACTTCAAGTGGGGCAATGCCGCTCCCTTGGACCATCCAAGAGAGACACGCATGACAAACGCCAAGTTCCTCAGAGGGACCGCTCAGGCTATCCCCGAGAGGGGCATCAGCGAAGAGACCTGCAAACGGTTTCACTACTGGGTCACCGAGGTGCCCGAGAACTACCCTGCTCCTGCCGGCTCGGTCCTGTTCAAGAACCGGGGCAAGGAGGTCCACGTCGCCAACTTCTTCGACGAGGATGGCAAGACCCTAGTGGGCCAGAAGATCCGAACAGAGGACAAGGACTTCGCCGTCATCGGGGAGGTCTCTGACAACCTGTTTGGTCGCCATGCCGTAAAGGCTGGTGGGAAGAACACGACCGTCGTAATCACCGAGGGTGAGATCGACTGCCTGAGCTATGCCGACGCCCGCAAGGGCTGGGCCGCTCTGTCGCTCCCGAATGGGACCGGCTCCGCGAGGAAGGCTATCGAGGGAAACATCGAGTACCTCGAACAGTTCGACAAGGTCATCTTCTTCTTTGACAACGACGACGCTGGTCGCAAGGCCTTGGAGAAGGTCAAGGGCATACTGAGCCCCGGCAAGGCTGCCATCCACGGGCTCCCTGCGACCTACAAGGACGTCAATGAGGCATGGCAAGCTGGCGACGTCAAGGCCATCATGGAAGGGGTCTATCAGGCCAAGACCATCAGGCCTGACGGCATCGTCGGCATCGACGACGTGATCGAGGAAGCCCTGATCCCTGCCACCAAGGGTCTCCCATGGTTCGACGATGATCTCTCCGACGCGACCTATGGCCGGCGCTGGGGCGAACTGATCATGCTCGGGGCTGGTACGGGTATCGGTAAGACCGACTTCCTGACCCAGCAGATCGAGTACGACGTAAACACGCTCGGTGAGCGGGTGGGCGTTCTGATGCTCGAAGCGAAGCCCAAGGACGTCGCTGTACGCATCGCAGGGAAGGCAAAGGGGAAGACGTTCCATATCCCCGGCACCGACCGCACCGACCTCAGGGAGGCCCTCGTGTCCCTCGTGGGGAAGGTGGAGATGTACGACAGCTTCGGCCAGACCGAGTGGTCACGCATCAAGTCTGTCATGCGGCATATGCATCTCGCAATGGGGATCAGGGTCTTCTACCTCGACCACCTCACTGCCATGGCCGACACGAAGGACGAGCGCGGTTCCTTGGAGCAGATCACCAAGGAGATGTCCGGGTTCGCCAACGAACTGAACATCCTGCTACACTGCGTCTCCCACCTTGCGACCCCTGACGGCACCCCACACGAAGAGGGCGGTCGGGTGATGATCCGGCACTTCAAGGGTGCCCGAGCCATCGGCTTCTGGTCGCACACAATGATTGGTCTCGAAAGGGACCAGCAAGCTGATGATCCCACCGAGCAGTTGAAGACGACCGTTCGTATCCTCAAACACAGGTACTTCGGTCCTGCGACAGGGAAGACATTCGACTTCGGCTATCAACCCGAAACCGGCATCCTCGTCCCATGGAAACAAATGGGGTTCGACGAGGACCCTAAAGAGGAAATTGCGTTCTGATGTCTGATCTCACCGACGACGACGAGCCCTACGTCCCCACCGAGGAATGCACCTGCGAAGCCTGCACCGAGCACTTCGAGCAGGCAGCCGTCGAAGCTGCCACACAAGTGGCTACCCTCCACGAGGCCATCGAGGCTGCCAAGGATGCAGTCAACGATGTTCACCAGCGTAGGTGGGCTGCCATCGAGGCCGCGATCCGTGCCAACCCTGCCTACAACGACGACTCCAAAAAGTACGATCCGATGAACACGGTGAAGCTCGCCAAGGCCTTCCTCGACATCATCGAGAACGGCATCGAGGCGGTGACCCACACCGACATCATCAACATCCGCAGGCTCAACTAGGAGATCCCATGGAATACACCTTCGCGGACTGCGAGGGTGACAACTTCCTCAACGACCTCACTGTCATGTGGACCCTGCAAATTGCACAGGGAGTTGACGGTGAGGTCGTAGTCTATGCCGACCAGCCGGGCTACCCGTCTATCGCTGAGGGTCTCGAAAGGCTCCACACTTCGGAGAAGATCGTTTTCCACAACGGGATGAAGTTCGACTACTGGGCGATCAACAAGCTCTATCCGGGTACTCTCCGGCTGGAGCAGATCGTTGACAGCCTGATCATCGCCCGCCTGATGAACCCCGAAGGTCGCCGCCACTCTCTGGCAGACCTCGGGGAGGCATTGGGTTTCCCCAAGGGGCACTTCAAGGACTTCTCGAAGTTCAGCGAAGAGATGGTCACCTACGGTCGGCAGGACGTCCGCATCCTCCAAGAGGCTTGGAAGGGCGCGAGGAAGGTCACCCCGTTCGGTGCCTACTACGAGAAGTTCAAGCGGGCATGCGACCTTGAGTTCGAGGTCGCCTATGTCATCAGCAAGCAGGAACGCCACGGCGTCCGCTTCAACATGGATAAGGCCCTCCGGTTGGAGGGAGAGCTTCGTCAGGAGCACAAGGACCTAGAGCGCGAGCTACAGGTAGCCTTCCCCACTAGGACCTTTGAGAGGGTCTCTGAGAAGACCGGAAAGAGGCTCAAGGACGGCATCGACGTCTTCAACCCCGGCAGCCGTGACCAGATTGCCAACCGGCTGATCGAGAAGTACGGCTGGAAGCCCCACAACAAGTCGAAGAAGACTGGGAAGCCTAAGATGGACGAAGAGGTCATCGACTCTCTTCCCTATCCCGAGGCTAAGCTGCTCTCCCGCTACCTCGCCAAGGGTAAGATGCTGGGCCAACTCGCCGATGGCGAAAAGGCTTGGATCAAGGTCGCGGAGAAGCAGCCGGATGGCTCCTACCGCATCCACGGGGCGGTCAACACCCTCGGGGCTCGAACCCTGCGGATGTCCCACTTTGCCCCCAACCTAGCTCAGGCCTCAAAGAAGGACCTGAGGATGCGGGAACTGTTCGAGCCCGACGCCGGCCACAAGATGGTCGGTGCCGATGCCGACAGCCTCGAACTCCGAGGGCTGGGCCACTATCTGCAACCCTTCGACGGTGGGGTGATGATCCGTCAGGTTCACTCGGGCGACAAGTCCAAGGGCACCGACCCCCACACCTCCCTACAGAAGCTCCTAGGGCTCCACCTCCGCGACAGCGCCAAGACGGCCCGGTACGCCCACCTCTACGGGTGCTTCGACAACAAGCTCGGCAACATCATCCTCGACGATGCCCGAGACGCCGGTAAGCCAGCCCCGAAGGGGGCTGTCGGTGCGCTGGGTAAAGCTGCCCGCACCAAGATGGAGAAGGGTATCGTCGGCTTCGAGAGCCTACTCACCAACGTGAAGCTGGCCCACGAGAGGCAAGGCTGGTTGCCTTCCCTCCATGGGTGCCACATCAAGTCAGCCTCGGACCACTCAGCACTCAACACGCTGATCCAAGGGTCCGGTGCGGTGATCATGAAGGTGGCTCAGGTTCTCTTGGACCGGGCCATAAGAGCCCAAGGGTGGGAGGACCGGGTGTTCTGGCTCCTTACCATCCACGACGAGTTCCAGCTTTCTGCTCCACCGGACCTTGCCGATACCGTCGCCAAGATGGCTACCGATGCCATTGCGGAAGCGGGCGTCTTCCTCAAGTTCCGCTGCCCATTGATAGGAAACTCCGACATTGGCGACAACTGGCGACAAACTCACTAGTGGGCTTGTGGCCTCGCACATGAAAGGTGCAGCGAATGAATTGAAGGCCGCCGGGTGGTTTCTGGATCAGGGGGGTCAGGTCTACTGGCCCTCTGCCCAGCAATCTCACATCGACTTCATTGCTGACTATCAGGGCTCCCTTAGACGGGTCCAAGTCAAGACCGCGACTTGGAACCGGGGGAGCCCACCGTATGCCTACCTACAGTGTCGCGTAGCGCCATCAAACAGTCCCCTCCGGGGAGCAGCCTTCGACCACACCACCCGCTACGATCTCCTCTTCGTGGTCCACGGGAGTGAGTTCTGGCTGATACCGGCTGACTGCCTCAACACAACCAACCTTTGTTTGCGATCCACGGGTCCGCGTAACAAGGCCCCATGGGATCACTTCAAATGTCCGTAGTAGCACTGATCGACGCGGACATCGTGATGTACCGTGCCGTCTCGTTCGTTGAGACCGAGTTCGAAGGGTCTCCTGTTGCCGACTGGCGACAAGGGGTTCGCATCTTCGACGACTTCCTCACACGCTGGCTCGCTGGAGTAAAGCTGAGTGACTACCGCTTGGTCTTCACCAAGGGTCGGAACTTCCGTAAGGAGTTCTATCCCGAGTACAAGGCCAACCGAAAGCTTCTCACTACGTGGGACGGCATGTGGGACATGAGAGCCGACCTCTTGGACCTCCTTGTGTCCGAGTACGAGGATGGCATTGAGGCTGACGACGTGCTGGGTATCCACCACACGAAGGACCCCGAGGGGACCGTCATCGTGTCGGCCGACAAGGACTTCCAGACGATCCCAGGCAGGCTCTATGTGCCCGCCAGCCACGGGAAGACCAGCGGGACGTGGTACGAAACCACTGAGCCTGAGGCCAACCTCAACTGGTTCCGACAGGCCCTCACCGGGGACGTCACCGACAACTACTTTGGCATCAAGGGGATAGGACCAGCCAAGGCTGCGAAGATCCTACCCGAGACTGCACCCATCCCAGCCCTCTGGAGAGCCACCCGTGACGCCTTCAAGGCAGCGGGGCACACCGAGGACTACGCCCTCACCATGGTCCGTCTGGCCCGCATCCTGCGGCACGGGGACTACGATTGGAAATCCAAGGAGATAAAGCTGTGGACACCATCAGCATGAACGGGCATCCGCCCTCCTTCTGTTCCGGCCAGACTGGGCTCGGGATGAACCCAACCGTTGGCCTGCCCATTCAGGACTACACCCTTCGCCCTAGTGCCTATTACAAGTGCGTCAGCAGCGTTAGCCGCTGGTTCGTCGTTGGCAACGTCTACGAGGTCCTCTGGACCGAGGAGGGCAACCTTGGCATCGCCGACGAGACCGGTGAGGTTATGGTCGAGACCTCGTCGACCTTCCTGCCGATGTACGAGGACAGCGTGCTGGCGATGATCGACGTCGACAACCTCCTCTGCGACTGCTGCGAGGACCATCTGGGCGAACTCCACGACCAGCCAGATGTCGACATGTCCGAGGACGAGGAGGAGGATGAGTTCGGGGATGAGTTCTGGGATGGGTTAGAGGACGAGTACGGGTACGAGGAGCTTATGCGGGCCAATAAGATGCAGGAGATGATGGAAGAGATCTTCGACGCTCAGGAGTACGCCCGACCCCTTGGGGACTTCGTGCCCATCAGTGCCAGCACAGAGGCCCTCGTGGCCTCCCGTGAGGAAACCCATGGGTGGTTCACCGACACGTCCTATGTGGCTCAGAGCCTCAAGTCCGTCCTCTTCGGCGACGACTCGCTGGCGACCGACCTGACCCCGCTACAGCGCGAGGGTCTCGACATGATCTGCTCGAAGATCAGCCGCATCATGGCTGGCGACCCGAACTTCAAGGATCACTGGGACGACATCGCTGGCTACGCGAAGATGGTCGCTGACCAACTCTAGGCGGAACACAAACCGCCGTAACAGAAGGGACTATCCGTCCCCACGAAGCAGACCAAGCACCGAAATGATAAGGCGGTAAGCTGGGTAACGCGAGGCTTGGGTCGTCCCCAAGCACTGACCGGGGTGAGCTGGTGACAGGCGGGGAGAGACCCGCACAACCTTCAAAGGAGAACTCTGATGGCACTCGACTGGACTTGGGAGATTGACGAGGACGGCGAGATTGCCTTCGAGGTCTTTGTTCCCGGACAAGAAGACGACCCCATTCTGGCCTTCACCCTCGATACCGACGCAGTGCTCGAAGAGTTGGCCATCGACGTTCAGAGGTCCCACTACGAGGGCGACCCAGAGAGCCTCGACGAGTGGAATGAAATGCTCACCCGGCTGCGGATGCTCACCACCGAAATGGAAAGGATACTGAAATGATCCCTCTGCAATTCATCGTCTGGGACACTCACAAGAGCCGTCTCTGGGTATCCCCCCGTGGTCGTGCGACATGGGCCGGCCCCGGTCATGCACGCTCGTC